CGCGGGGATGCGGCGGCGGTAGCGAAGCCGGGCCTCGTATTCACTGTCAGGCACCGGGTCGAACACGAAAGAATCCGTAACCGTGTAGCGAACCGGCTTACCCGTGCCAAAAGCGCCGTCAAACTCTTCCGGCTTGGCATATTCCAGGGGGTAGGCAGGCGAGCCTTCAATGCGGAACGACCGGACGCCCGCAAAGTCGCAGGGCAGGGCCATCTCCTCGTTGGAAATGGTCACCGTGGTAGTCGCGGTCATCTCGCGCACGTCAAGCTCGCGGTTGGCCTGCGCTTCAAACAGCGCGATCCATTCCGCAGCCTTGTCTCCGACGCTCGCCAGCCCGGCCTTGTTCGCCCAATCGGCCAGTGCGGTCTTGAGGTTGGCGTAGCTGTCGAGGGCCATCAGACATTCCCCGGACGTGTGCGGAAGGCAAAGTTGTCGGGATCGTTAAGCCAGCGCTTCATCGCCACGGGATCATCCGCAACGCCGCGCTTCTTGAGGTCCATCCAGATATTGAGCGGGATCGAGGCGACCTTGGTCTTGTGGTCGTAGCCGTCGCCCCACTTGTCCTTGCCGTTGGAAAACTGGCGTTGGTGGACCTTGTTTAGTTCAATGATGCCGGTCACGTCCTGCGCTGTGCGGATCGTGGACACGCCGGTCATTTCGTCGGTGTCGATGTATTGACGGATGCCCGTCAGCGGATCGAAGTCCAGAAGACGTTCGGACATTCAGCCTCCTGTGAAAAAGGGGGCAGCCGAAGCCACCCCCTTCTCAGTCGTTAGTGACGCCAGACCTACAGGAGGTCGCGGACGACCGCGTGAGCAGCCTCGTTGGTCACTTCGAGGCCGCATTCCTCGATCATGTGGTACTTCACAGCGTCGCCGGTCTTGGCCAGCTCTTCCACGAAGTACGGACGCAGGACGCGCTTCTTCGCCTGCGACGGGTCGATCAGATACGCCAGGTCGGTCGGCATGAAGCGGTTCGGAACCACGTTCAGATTGCCGAAGTCGGACACGTACACGTCCACGGCACCGATGATGGTGGCCTGTTGAGCGCCAGCGACGGCAGAGCGGATTTCCGCAATACCGGCGAAGGCCGAGGTCTCTTGCTTCTTGGCCGGGGAGACCATGAGCATCGAGACTTCGCCGCCCGCGTTGTACTGGAGCAGCAGAGCCGCCTTCAGCAGAGCCTCCGACCAGGCGCGGTCAGTGCCATCGGTACGGGCCGTCACGGGGACGCCGCCGGTGATGGTGTAGGCGGTGCCCGACGTGCCGTTGGTGTCGTTGGTGAACAGCCACGAGTCCAGACCAGCGGTCACGCGGGCCGTGGTCGAGTTGCCAGCGACGGCGACGTTGCCCGAGGTGAACGCCTTCTCCTGATCGCGCTTGATTTCCTTGCCGCGCTTGGCGGTTTGGTACGCGATTTCGGACTTGCGGCCCGCCTTCTTCACCCGTTCAGCCGTTCCCGAGATGGTGAACGACTTCTTGAAAATCTGGGTGTAGTTGACGTAGCGCGTGGTCGCGGCCACCGCGTCAGCCGTGGTGTCGTCGCCTTCGATGGCGGCGTTGGCGGCGGCAGCGGCGAGGCTGTCGGTCTGCCAGTCGAACTGCGTGTTATCGCAGGACGACTTACCGATGTTCGACAGGAACGGCGTGTCGGTCGGGCTGATGTTGGAGATCACGTCCGACAGGTCTTCGCGGACACCGATCAGATCGTATTTGTCGTAGGTATTGGTGGGTTGGGCCATTAGCCTAGCATCCTCAGAATGGCGGCTTCAGCGTCATCGACGGAGCCTGATTGACGGAGACGTTGTTTGGCGCGCTGGAGGTCTTGGGCCTTCGACGGAGGGGCAGAGGCTGCGCCGGGTTTGGCGACCCTCTTTGCCTCCACAGCCGACCGGACCTGACCGCTCTTGGCCTTCAAATCCCGGTAGGCCATCGCATCCCGAAGGACGCGGACTGCTCTGTGATCGAGAACGTCATCCAGTTCCGCATCCGTGAAGCCGATAGACTGGCCATATTCACGAAGGGCGGCGGTTTCAGCCTTGGCGATGGCGGGGTCTTTCCATTCCGGCAGGGCCGTCAGGAGGGCTTCCGCTTCACGCGACGCGAGGGTTTTTCGCTCGCGGGCGTCTTCCATTGACCGTTCAGCGTTGAGCCGCTCAGTCTCCGCAGACACCGCCCGGCGCTGTTCGGCCCACTGTTGATGCTGGAGCATCTGAGCGGACCATTCAGCCGGGTTGGAATAGCGGAGGGATTGATCGACACGGGGCTGGTTGGCCTCGATGATCTTCTCGACGGTCTGGAGCTTGCCCAGATACTCGTCACGCGCCGCCGCAATAGCCGCTTTCTCTGCCTTGGATTCCTCAGCGAGCGCCTGCGTCTTGCGGGTGTAGTCCTGTTCGCGGGAGTAGCCTTTCAGCGCCTCGTCAAGCGTCACCTGGACCTCTTCGCCCGCCACTTTGACGGTGTAGAGTTCCGGCTGCTCTTCGGGGGCCTCGGCGTCTTCCTCGGCTTCGGACTGTTCGCCTTCCTCAGGCTCGTCGGATTGCTCCGGCTCATCTTCGGGGGCGTCGGACGCTTCCGCGTCCTGCGTCTCGTCAGTCTCGCTGTCGGCAGGGCCTAGCAGACTTTCGATCCGTTCGGCGGCGTCAGCCACCGTCGCACCAGTGGCTTGCGCCGTGCTGGAGTCGTTCATGAAGTGCTCTTGGGGTGCGCCGCTGGCCGGTTGGCCGTCACGGCTGGTGACCTAGCGCTTGTTGGCCTTGGCCAGTTTGGCGCGTAGGAAGGCTGCGTCCTCAACGTCCCGCTTCCACAGCGAGACAAGGGCGTCGATTGCGGCGACCTGAGCGTGTTGCTCGTCGCGAAGGGTAGGGGCCGAACGGGCGGCGTTGCGCCAGTCAGCAATGATCCGCTCCGACATCCGCCGAAGCCCGTCCATCACACCGGCGCTGTCGAGAAGGGCCTGCGCCTCTTCACCGCGCCGATAAACGGCGGAAACCTCGTCGTCAGTCAGCGACAACGGACACCTTGCGGGGCTTGGGGGCGGGCGGAACCATCACGGCCTCAATCGGGGCATGAAGGGCCTCGTTCGGCACCCGCAGATGGGTCACGGCCTGCGTTCCGACACGGGCGAACCGCACCACGCAGAAGCCGTCACAGACCTGGGTGACCTCACCCTCGGCCAGAACCTTGTCACCGATATTCATCCGGCCACCCCGCCCTGATCTGGGCCGTTGATTGAGTACGATTGCGCGGCGCTCATGCGGTTGGCCTCGCTTTTCAGGGCGAACTCCATCTGCATTTCCTCACGCTTCAGCGTCAGTTCCGCGTTGGCCAGTTCGCGCTTGAAGGCCAGATCAGCGGCCTGCTCCTCGCGGCGCTGCTGCATTTCCAGCGCGTGTTTCTCGCGGGCAAGCTGGAGGTCGCCAGCCGCCTTCTGTTCGTCTCGCTGCGCCTGAGCTTGTGCCTTCGCCGCCTCAAGCTCAATCCGGGCCTGCGCCTCTTGAACTTTGGGATCGACCGGGGGCGGCTCTTGCCCCCTCGCAGCCATCCGCTCTTGCGCTTCCGGGCTGTCAGGGTCGGTAAAGAACGCGCTCGGGTCTTTGAACCCGCCCGTTTCGATCAGCTTGGCCAGCGTGTTGAAGTATTGTTTCGGCGTGACCAGCGGATTGTCCGGGCCAACCGTCGTCATAATCATTTCCTGCTTGGCCAGCATCATCGACAGCAGTTGGACCTTCTCAGCGTTCGTCCCGCCACCCAGGGCGACGTTTGGCACCACGTCCATGTTGACGCGCCACGCACGGGGATCGACCGGCACCCACTGATTGCGGAGCTTGACCATGCGCGACTGGCGCTGGTTCTCAATCGTCAGCTTCAGCAGGCCACGGAACAGGCGACGGACGCCCGAGGCCATCACCCGCGCGATCAGCTCAATCCGCTCCTGCGACCGCGAGAACTGCCCGTTAGCCGCCGTCGCCGTCGTGTTCTGCAATGCCTCGGCATCCAGACCCATCGACACCTTGGACATACCCGTCCGGTTCTCGCGAAGCTCGTCCATGTAGGACAGCATCGGGAACGCCTCACGACCCACGAACGGGGCGGCGGCGAAGTAGTAGGCCGACGACGCATCACCCTCAGCGCGGAGGATTGCCCCGACCTCGGTGTTCATGGCGTCTTCCATGTTGCCGCCACGACCGACAACGGTGCGGGGGAACACGGACTGCGAAAGGCTGTCGAGCGAGGCGCGGAGCACCCGCGTCTTCACCTTCTGGATGTCAACGACCTTGTCAGCGATGGACTCACCGAAGAAGGCGTGTGGTTCCGGGTCGCATTGCAGATCGGCAAAGGGCCGCTCATCCACCGGATCGTTGCCGACCACCTTGTGCGCCGGGCCAAGCGTACAAATCCGGCGAAGTTCGGCAATGCCGTCGCCGTCGAAGTCCACGTTGATGTAGCTCTCGACATACAGCACCAGCCTGGCGCTATCGTCCGAGGTCGAGCCGCCGATGCTGTCCCGGTACGGCTGGCGAGCAAGGCGCTCATCCGAGGTGTCAAGTTCAGAGCCGTCTGTAGAACACGACAACACCAGATCGCGGTCGTAGCCCATCGCCACCAGTTCGGAGACGCGCTTCTCGGTGCGGTGACCGACGTAGCCCTCGTCGTCCAGCGTCCGCATCCGGCGACCGATCAGAAGCTCATCAGGCGGGACAGCAGCGATGCGAACCCGGTCCACGCGCTTCTTGAGCCGCAGCGTGACGTTCAGACCCTCTTCACCCTCCGACGACTCGACAATCTCGGCATCAACGCTCTTCTGGAGGTCTTCCAGAATCTGCGTCAGGGCCATCTCATCGAGGCCGGTGTATTTCGTGGTCGTGACCGTGAAGCTGTCGTCCCACCACCACTTGATGAAGCCGACCTTCTCACGCAGCGCGTTCTTGATCGCGGCGAGGAAGACCTCGAACCCGTCGTTATCGACCGTCACCACGTAGTTGATGTAGTCGGTAGCCTGCTCGGCGGTCTCAACGTCCTCTTCGCTCTCAGGAGCGAACTCGACCACGTTCTCCGATCCGAAGAACACGCGCATGAGGCTCGGCAGGATGGCGTTGATCGTGTCGTGCACGTCTCGGCTGACGACCGTAGACCGGCCCTCTTCCTCGTCGCCATACGGACGCCCGAAATAGCGGTCCACCGCACCAGCCCGTTGAGGGCCGATGTCGGAGTCGATGAACGAAACCGCGTCCTCGATCTCAGCCGAGACGATGGAACCAAGCGTTCCCTCATCCATGCCGGTCGGCGCTTCGTCTTCCATTTCGAGAGCGTCGTCGTACATAAGCTATGACACTCCCTTGATGTTGCGTCGGACTGGACCGTCGTGCGCGTTGGTGTCGCGGGGCTTACCGATGGCAAAGGTTCGGAAGGCGTCAGCCGGATCGCTTGCCCAATCGTGGAGGGGCGTGTCCCGATAGGCTTTCAGCTTCTCATCCCAGACACGGCGATATGACCGCAGCGCATCCAGGCCCTTCTCGCACTTGTCTTTGTCAAACCGGCAGATCGGAATGATCTGGCGGACCTCGTTGATGTCGTTAGCGACTGACTTGGTGCGCGGGACCACCCGAACACCCTTCAAGCCTAACCCCTTCAACGTGTCTTCAATCGAGCCGATGTCGCCGGTTCCGATTAGCTGCTCGTTCTCGGCGTCATGGGGAAGCAAATGCTCCCCGTAGATGTAGGGCTTGTCGAGAACGAGTTTGGCGTAATGGTCGATCCCGACGCTGGTGTTGGCGTAGTAGTCCACCACGTCCCAGCCCGCGCCGTTGGACTGCACAAACCATATCACCGTCGCGTCGTTGCGGCCCAAGTCCCAAGCCGTATGGACCTGTTTTTGTGGGTTGTAGGGAACGAACCCGACCCGCCCATCCGACTCTGCCTTGTCGATCAGCTTGGCGTAGTAAGCGCCAGGCAAGGCCGCCGACCACGATGTCATGTATTCCTGCTGGAAGATGGCCTCGCCATCCTCTTCGCCACGCTCGGCTATTAGTTCGGCCCTTTCAGTGGCCAGCGACTCCGGCGTAAAAACCCCCGTGTCGTCCGAGGTCAGCCGCTCCGCAAACCAATCGCCAGAGGCTTCTGCCATCTGAAACATTCGGTGTGCGTGGTTGCGACCGCGCGGCGTGGTGATGAAAACAGCCCAGCCACCGTTTTCCAACAGGATCGGGCGGATCAGCGACCACGCTTGCGGATTGCTCAACGCCCACTCAGAGAACACCACCCCGATGGGCGGCGTCCCCACCAGAGCGTCGTAGTTGTCAGACCCGATCACCTGCCATGTGCTTCCGGTCTTGAACCGGATGAGCATATCCTGCTCGCGGGTCGTCTCTCTCAAAGCCTGCGGGAAAGCATCGTCAATCCGACGCCTGCCGGTGTGCGGGTTCACCGCGTCCCAGATCGCCTTACGGGCCTGGTTCTGCTGCGGGAGCAAATGCCAATAGACGCCGACCCGTTCATGGGCGGCGCAGGCCGTGAAGTGAAGCGCCAGATCATCTTTGCCGTGGCGACGAGGCCATATGGCAATCGCCCGCTTGCCGCCACCGTGCATGTGCTTCCAAAGCGGTTCCTGGTACGCCCGAGGCGTCCAGAGGTTCGGCAGCTCGACCTTCACGCGGGCTTATTGATGATGATTTGGAGAGCGCCGCCATCAGGGCCGCTGGCCTCAATGCTCGACAGCTTGGCGTGGATGTAGGGGGCCGCAGCCTTCGCCATATCCAGCCGCTCGGCTATCGGAGCGATCTCGTCCCTCATGTGATTGAGCATGAAGTCCAGCGGAAGGATGCCGCTTTCCGCCGCCTTGGCTTGGGCCGCAGCCGTTGCTTTGCGAATGGAACCCGGCTTTCTTCCAGCGCCCTCACGAGCGCCTCCGTGCGTCTTCTCGTTCATTTTGAAATGCGGCTCTAAAATCAAGCCGTCCTGACGTCAGACCCTTTCGGGCGTCCTGACTGAATGTGTTGTCCGGCTCGTTAGATGCGGAAGCCGTGGATGACGATGCCTGCGTAGAGGTTACCCGCACCCAAGGCGGGCAAGGTCGCCACAATGGCCACGTTCGCGGCGCTGGCGGGGATGGGTGGGCTGAAGGTCAGTTGCAGGCCCGGCATAGGAACCACAGCGCCAGCGGGAGCCACGACAGGGAAGAAGATGGAGCCTCCAATCGTGCCCGCGACCGTGACACTCACACCGAGGCCCGCCGTACTGCCGCCGCCGCTGACCGTCAGGCCGCAAATGTAGTTGGTCTTGCCCGACACCGCCGCCAGCGACGCCTGCGCCTGGTTGTTGGTGACGTTGCCACTGGCGCTTGTAAGGGGCGTTGCGCCAACCGGATAGACCGCTGCCGTCACCGGAAGCGGGTTGTCAGCGCCAACCGGCGTCTGGTTAACCAGATCAGCGTCGCGCGTGTAGATCAGTCCAGCCATGATGCGGCTCCGGTGCGTCGGTTAGGGGACGATGGTGTAGTTGACGAACAGGATGATCGAGCCGTCCTGCGACGCAGCCGTGCCGCCCGAGCTGGCAACCGTGTAGTGGAAGGTCGCCGGAGCATCGGCAGCGGCATTGCGGGCCGCGTACACCACGGTCAGAGCCGAAAAGCCTTGAGCCTTCAGGTCCACGTCAGCGACGTATTGCTGGCCATTGGCAGCGGAGCCGATGCGAAGGTTCGTGTTGGTCGGAGTGCCAGGGATGGCAACCGGGGTGTCGCGGTCGATGTTGCGGACCACAGCGCCCTTGGGGATCGAGAAGGTGCCAGCGGCAGCGCCGTCAACGACGGGAACGACGACACGGAGGACGCGGTCAACAAGACCATTCGCCTCCAGCTTTTGAAGAACGTTAGCCATGAGGCCCTCCTATGGATTGTGGGGTGGGTTACGCTTCGAAGAAATACTGGAGCTTCGCGCTCTCATGCAGGGCGACAGCTTCGATCTCCGTCCCGTTGGTCTCGCGGAACACGTTGCCGTCTTCGTCCACGCCAATGATCGCGATCTTGACCAGGTTGGCATTCGAGGCTTGGCCCAGCAGGACCATGACCTCAGCCTCTCCGCTGTCCTTGCCGCCCTGGACCGTGGGAAAGCGGATGACCTTGTCGTCTGACATTCAGGCCATCCTGTTGTGATGGGGTCCACGCCTCACCGCTCTTACGTCGAATGCCTCGGGCTTGCCGGGCCGTGTGTGCGTTGTCGGGGGCGTGGATGTCGTTTGCCGCTAGGGCAGATTGGCCGGGGGTTTTGTGGCGCTCGACTGGACGGTGCGCTTTTGTCCCTACCGCTGCGACCGCCCGTAGGTTGGGCCGCGTCCGAGGAGTGGGTCGTCCCGCATGGGGAGCGGCGCAAAGCGCCTCAATACAGATGAGACTGACATAGACTTAATCGGGGCGCAAGGGGTGGTGCGAACAAAATCGCAACCCCACTAAATCTAGTTCACGCCCCACGCTTTCGCCTGCTCGCGTGTGAATCCCCACCTCGGGTGTGGTCGGTTGTCGGGCGGTCCATAGAACCCCTTGGCAAAGAGCCACGCATGGGGCGGGTCAAACTTGGTCCCCGCATAGCCGGGCAACGGAACAGGCGGCCCCTTCATGCCGCCATCCTCCTATCCCGCCGCTCTCTCACCAGCCGGGTGATGTTGGTCTGCACCCACCGAAGCTGACCACACGCCATCCGCACCGCCGCGCCCTGTGCGACCGGGTTTGTCTCTCCGGTGCAACGCTCGACAATCGGACGCCAGCGGGTGAGCAGGGCCTCATCCGGCTTCAGGAGGTCAAACAGCATCCGGGCGCATTGCGGGGGCAGGGCCTCGGTAGCCGTCACCAGATACAGGTCGGCGTCGATCATGGACTGTGACACGTTCTGACCTGGTGCGCCCTCGGCTGAACCCCGGATGTAGTCAGGGCGGCGGTCGGAACCGTTCTCGCCGGATGCCGTGCGGATAAGCTCCTCCAGCCATTGCACCGCCGCTTGATCGTCTGGACGGCCCTTGAGAAGCAGGGTGAAGCAATCGGGGCGGAAGCGGGCCAGTATCTCCTCGTTCTTAGGGTCCACGTTGACGGCAATGCCCCGGCTTTCCAGTTCGCGGCGTTCAGCCCGGCGCTCGGCAATCGAGGCCATGTCTTGCGGTGCAGTCGGCTTTTGCTTGCGGCGGGCCATCAGGCTTCTCCCGAGAGAATAGCGTCGATCACCGATGACCATGTCGCGGAAATTTCGTCGTTTTCTTTCCACCCCATGTCAGGGTGAGCGAGGACCCCTGGGGTCAGCTCCCTTATGGCTTGAAGGGCAGCGCGCATCCGTGCCCGAGCCGCGTCGTGGGCGGGCGTTGCGGTGTCGGTCGCGTCCCACAAGAATGGCCACGCAGCCGCAGCGGCCTTATCCAGCATGGTCATTAGGCTTCTCCCTCGCCGTACTCGGCACACTCCGGGCAAACCCTACGGCCCTCAACCTCGACCAGTTCGTTGTGGTCCGCGACGTAGTGGCCGCAGTCGGCCTTGATCGGCTTGTCTTCGGTATATTCGCTCATGCGGCTTTCCTCTCGATCAGATGGGCAGGGACTTGGCATCCGGGCTGACCTGGGGGCGGGCCGAGGTCGGCAGTCCACCAGCCTTCCTCGCGGTTCAGAGCCACGACAGCAGCCCAACGCTCATCGCTCCAGCCACCGGCAGACGACGACTCCGCATCCGGCATCCAGTCCGAGAAGCGGGCCTCCGAAAGCCACCGCTGCATCGCAGGCGCACCACAGTCGGCCTTGGGCTCACGTCCGTCGCGGGCATAGCGGGCGACAGCGGAGGGCAGGGCTTCACGGGTGGCGGGCGACAGGCGACGCCAGTAGCCGAGGGCTTTGGGCTTGCTGGAGCGGCCCTTGACGTGAGGGTAGGCTTTCCAAGCGGCCTCAAAGGGCTCGGGATAGGTCATCGGGGACGCCGGAGGCGGGGCCGACGACAAAGAAGCTTTAGCTTCTATAGTCTTCTCTGGTTCTGGTTCTGGAGAATGCTTAGGCGAACGTAAAGCATTTGCTGACGCCGCCTTGTTAGCTTTCAATGCCTTAGCTCGCGCACCGGCCTTTCCAGACTGCGATCTTTTTTCCGACTTTTCGTCAGCGATTGTGAGTTCCGCAGCCAAACGGCCCTGCGTAATGCCGCCCTCGCACGGCGTGAAAAAGTCCATCACGTCGTCACAGATGCGGGTCCAGCGAGCGACGGTCAGACCGGCGATGCGGGCAAGTTTCGCAGGGTTGTTCGGCAGCACCCCGTCTGACCGCCACATGGTCATGAGCAGGAGCAAATAGGCCCCGTGTTGCTCCGTGGTCAGGTGCCGGGTGTCGCCCAGGTAGTCAGCGACATAGAGCTGCATGAAGGGGGCGCTCATGCGGACGCCCCCCCGGCGAGCGGCATATCGGGCCACCAATAGTTCTTCTTGGAGGCGTTCTCGGAAGCCGTCAGAACCTGAAGGTTCGCTTCACAATGAAGGCCGCAAACGATCTTGCTTTGCAGCGGAACGATGTGATCGACCTGGTGCTTCTTGCCCGTCTCCCGCTCGATCTCCATCGCCCGCTTGTAGATCGCAGCTATCTTGTCAGGGCTCGCCCATGCCGGAATGGCTTGCAGCAGGGCTGCGCGATAGCGAGAGCCGACAGCGCGCCTCCGGTCTCTATTGGCTTCAGCCCACGCCTTGTGAAAAGCGGCATGGGCCTCTTTGTTGGCCTCTCTATGCTTTCGGAGGATAGCCTTCACGCTTTCAGGGTTCGCGGCCCGCCAAGCCTTCGCTTTCGCAGCGTGCCTGAGCCGGTCTTTCGCAATGCGCACCCGCGCGTATTCGCGGTGGCAGTCCCGACACCATCCATCCACGCCGCCTCGGCATCTGGGGTTCTTGTGGAAGGCCGACAGCGGCTTGACCGCGTCACAGCGCGAGCACTCTTTCTCGGTGTCGGTGACGAGGCGGCTCAAAGTCCCACCCCCAACCTGTCACGGATTGCGCTGCAAGAAATCTCGCAATAGGTCTCAACCTCGCCGGTCGGCCCGTTGTTGTTCTTCTCGACCAGCCAATAGAGCTTCTTGCGGACCTTATCGAGCCGGGCCTTCCATTCGCCCATCGCCTCGAAGTCGGAGTCGTCTTCCGGGCGGCGGCAGTAGTATTCCGGGCGATACAGGAACATCACCAACCGGGCGTCCTGTTCGATCTCGCCAGACCAGCGGAGGTCCGACAGGCCGGGGCGCTTGTCCTTGTTGTCGCGCTTCTCCACGTCGCGGGAAAGCTGGCACAGGGCCACCACAGGCACGTCCAGCCGCTTGGCCATTTCGGCAAGCCCACGGGAAATGTCCCCGACCTCGGCCACCTTGTTGCCCTTGCGGTCGTTGTCAGCCTTGGCGATGGTTAGGTGGTCAACGATGATCGCGCCCGGATCAATGCCCTGACGTTGCCAGTCACGGATTGCCTTGCGGGCACAGGCTTCCATTGCGGAAGTGGTCAGGCCGGGGCGGGTGTCAAACAGCAGCGGCCATCCGGCCATCTGGCGTTCGGCGGCTTCGAGGGCTTGCCACTGGTGGCGCTCAAGCTGGCCACGGTCGGCATCGAAATAGGACGGGTTCTCGCTCTTGCCGCTGAACACCGGGGCTTCCGGGTTGAAGGCCAGATCACAGGCCATGCGGAGGCCGAGCGCGACCTTCGGCATTTCCATCGAGAAGAACGCCACGCCCTTGCCTTGGGAAGCCAATGCGCGACCGACAGCGAGGCCAGCGGACGACTTACCCATCGCAGGGCGACCCGCAATAATCGCCATTTCGCCACGACGCAGGCCACCCGTCAGGCGGTCCAGTTCGGTCAGGCCGGTCGGCAGTTCAATCTTGCCCTTGCGTTCCTGGGCCGCACGAACGGCGCTTCCGATGATCGTGTCGGCGCGCGACCATGCGGAAGGCGAGGGGCCGGTGTCTGCCAGATCGGAGACGGCCCGCTCGGCCTCGATCACCCGTTCCGCGCCGGACTTGTCAGGGTCTCGGGCGGCGTCGGAGATTTCACCGGCCACACGGATGAGGCCCCGGCGCATCGCTGCGTCTTGAACGGCGCGGGCATATTCCGGCGCGTGTTTAGGGGCGGGAGCGCGGTCCACCATATCCGCCAGATAGCGGATGCCGCCGTATTGCTCCCACGCGGGGGATGACTTCAGGCGGTCGGACAGAATGGTCGGCTCGGCCAAGCGACCGGCGCGCACCAGGTCCGTCATGGCGGTCCAGATCAGGCCGTGGAACGGCTCGTGAAAGTCACAGGCCCGCACGTCGTCGGGCATGGCGTCGTTGTCGAACAGGACAGCGCCAATCAGCGCCTGTTCTGCGTCGAGGTTAGACGGCAGGGGCGAGCTAAGACCGATCACGAACAGCCTCCAGTTCATCCGCAATCGGACGGAGTTTCGGGCTGGCGTGAACCGGCAAACGCAGGGCCGAGATCAGTGCATCAACCACCTTCACGGGCTGTGCGTAAGTCTGGGGATAACGTGCCGGGTGAGTGGTCATGAAAAGACCATGCGACCGTTCGTTTCCGGTGTAAGGGCCGGACGCGGCAGGGGTCGGGGACGCTTTCACGGGCCTGTGGATAAGTGGGGAAAAGGCAGCGTTCATGCCGCCCTCGCCACGTTGCGGAAGTCTCTCGGAGACCACGCCTTGCGCTTGCCACCCATCGCCTGCCGGTGAGCCGCGCAATAGGTCTCGTCGGTCGGGAAGCAGCAGGACATCACGGACCCGCGCTCACCGAGGGGGAAGGCGCATTGACGGGGTCCGCGCTCCAGCCAAGGACGGGCATACGACACGTCAGCGAGGATGGGCTTGGCGGCTTCGGCCCGCTCTAGATGGCGGCGGTCGCGCTTTGCTGCTTTCTCGCGCGCGGCCATCTTGCCACGGACGCGAGCGGCTTCCCGGTCCTTGTTGCCATCGCGGGGAAACTCATGGGCCAACCCGAGGCGGTGCGCCTTGCCGATGACGGCGTTGCGGCTGACCTTGTGCTTGAACTTGGCGCTGATCCGGCTGGCCATCAGCGTGACCGGGACGCCCGCAATCCACAGCTCCCGGAGCATCGCCAGCGGCTCGGGCAAGTCCCAGAACTTCGGCGGCTGGGGCTTCTTCAGACGCCGTCCAGTCAGCGTCACGCCAATGCGGAGGCAGCGCCCGAGGATTGCGTCACGGGTGCGAGGCTCAAGGCCAAGCTCTGCAAAGGCGGCGACAATCTTGGACGCGGAGAGTTCCATACCGGCGAGGCGGACCAGTTCGGCGTCGTCTGTTGCGGACCATTCGGCCATGGCTAATCCCTCTTTTGTGTGTAGGTCAGGGTCACAGTCAGAAGACCGCCCTTGATCGGTTCAGCGAAGTCGATGGACGGGGTGTCGAAGATCCGGTCATCCACACCGAGGGCGTCAGCGATGCCGTCCGCGTAGGACTTCAGGCTGGCGACGCAGTTGTCCCGGTCGATGGCGTTGCGGGTTCTCGGGTGCACCGTCACGGCAATGGAGACAGGGGCGTCGGGGTCGGCTTTCGTGACGCCGGCCTCCAGAGCGCAGGCCCACGCGCTCGCCCGGTGAGACTTCACGGCACGGGCTTTCGCGGCCCAATGCGCCCGGCCATTCGGCCACAGGGCCTTAGCTGGGAACGGCAGATCGAATGTCGTGACCCTCATGCGAACAAGTCCCGCTGTGCCAGTTGAGCGAGGGCCGATGCACGGTCGCGAGCGTTTGCGGCCCACCGATCCAGGATCACAGCAAACGCGCGTTGATGGGCCAGCGGAGAGGCCCGGCGAACGTCAGCCTCGGTCGCGCAGACGGCTGCGGTGTGGTTGTGGCTTTCGGGGGTGTGGGTCATGCGGCGTCATCCAGCAATGAAGTCTGGACGGGCTTGGCGACAGGTTCAGCAAAGAGGCGGGGCTGCTTGTAGGCTTCCTCGATCCGGCGGCACGCGATGTCGAAATAGGAAGGCTCGCGCTCAATGCCGATGAAGCAGCGGTCAGTCCGGGCGCAGGCAACGCCGGTCGTGCCGGAGCCCATGAACGGGTCGAGAACTGTGTCGCCCTCCGGCAAGAACCCTAAACACCACTGAATGAGCGCCACGGGCTTCTGGGTCGGGTGTTCCATTTCGGCGTTCGTTTTGCGAACCGAAAACTCCTTCAGGGCACGGTCCCGGCTGGTCCACGCCAACTCTCCGTCAGAGAAGTCGCCGCCGATCAGTTTTTGCCAGTAGAGCCAGCCCATCTTCGGAGGCAGAAGGTCCGCGAAATAGTTTCCGCCCCAGATGATCTGCTCGCGCGTGACCTGCAGCATGAGCCGGAAAACATCATCAGCCGGGCGCTCTGAGTCCCAGCCACGCTTCTCTTGAACCTTGGCGCGTGATGACAACCGATGCCCGCGCCCGCCGTCTTGGCCGATGCCATAGGGAGGGTCGGTCAAAAGGCTCAGGGAGCCGCCAAGCGTCGGCAGAATGTCCCGGCAGTCGCCCAGATACAGGGTGCAGTCACCAATGACCTCGACCCGGCTCACGACGCCACCGCCCGGCGCAGAGCATCGTGCAGGGCTTCCCGCTTGGCGTTCACCGGCTTTGCGCGAACGTGCGAGCGGACGATGACGGGGCCGCGCGT